CATCTTGACTGCGTTATTCAGGTTTCCTCTCTGGAGACCAGCAGGTGAGAACCATGGATAAGCTTCAATAGAAGTTCTGACACAAAGACCAGCAACGTCGCCGTTAGTTGGGACGTAACGGAATTGGTTGTTAAATCTATCGAAGGTGTACTTATAACCTGTGTCGAAGATCGCGTAAGACGAAGATGACAGTGGGCTATAGAACTGAAGTACGTTCTGTGTTTGAGTAGCAGTACTTGTTACGTTGACAACGTTGTCTCTGTGTGGCGAGATAGTTGCAACACAATCCTTTCTACCTTCTGCAATAGAGATAAGATAGTTAGCTTTTGCTTGTGACTGACTTTCGATAGCAAGACCTGGGCCCATTAGGAGGTAGTCAACAGCAATCTCGTCCTTATCAGCAAACAGTGAGTAACCATTTACCAAGTCAGAAAGGTCAGCACTCATACCCTTATTATCACTGTAGTCAACACCACCCAAGAGTGTGTAACTTACATTACCGATGGAGGAGAAATCAGTGCCTTGAGCTTCCTGACCCCAGAGACCTTCAGATACGGTATATGGAGTAAAGTGAGTAGAGAACCCAGATGCAACTGGAATTGTATTCCAATAAGTATCTTCAACTTGTGATGGGTTATAACCAGCAAAGATGAAGTTGGAATTCAGTGCGATGTAATCCTTATAGTAGGTCTTAGTAGGATTGTCACCATCTGCGATTGCGTCTTGTGCCTTAGACAGAGATGTGAAGGTCTCAAGGATGTTACCCTGAACACCAGTTACGTCTCCAGTGTCATCAACAACAACGACGTGAATGCCATCGTTCTTACCGTTTCTTTGAGTGACATACTGGTTATCAACAGGTCTTTCTGCAACGTTTCTCCAGTAAACTGTTGAGTTGGTAAGACCTAGTGTCTGCTCACCGTACCAATCCTTAACTGAACCAGCGGTAACTGTACCACTTGCTTCTCTTGAATTGTTGGTGATGTTGAGAATGTCAGATTCAACGAATGATGCTGCTTGGTTGTACTGTTGATAAGTAACATCAGTAACAGTACCAGCAGTAGAAACAAGTCTCTGATAAGTAACTCCAGTACCTACAGTTGTCATTGAAGCAGCAATACCAGCCGCAAGAGTGACCGAGGTTGAACCATAACCAGTGATTTTAATTGAACCACTACCAGGTGCTAAGAAATAGTTACCAGTAGTAATACCTGAAGTACTATTCACAAAGATTGTTGTGTCACCAATGTTTGCAACTTCAGAAGTTGTTGTAACACCGATGGTCGGATAATCCTCAGTAGTTGGGAATACTCTCTGAAGAACTCTTACTTCAATTGTGCTGTTACCATTCTGTGCGTCAGTATTAACACCTGTGATAATACCCTTCAGATTACCTGTGAAATTATTAACTGCACCAGCTTCAGGGATTGAGATACTGTTTCTAGCAGCAGATACACCGTAACCAACTACAAGGTTTAATGCACCAGGGTTAGTAGTAGCAACACTGACGATTTGGTCAGACTTGTTATCGATGGTACAAACCTTTAAGCTGTTTGCCCATGCACCAGGGTTTCTTGATGCCCAGTAGTAGCTTGTATCACTTCTATGGTTGAGTTCGTAATCATCAACGTTTTCGATAAGAAGACCAGTTGTTGATGCTGCACCAACACCTGCATTACCGTTGTTCAGACTTGAGCCAGATACTCTGACAACTTTGAGAATTCCACCATAAGAGAGGAATGAATTACCTGTCATCCAGTACTCATACTGTCTGTCAGTGCCAATTGGCTGACCAAAAGTATCCAGGAATTGTTGTTGTGTCTCAATAGTAATTGGTTCGTTTACAGGTCCGATTGGAAATGGACCAGCGATTGCACCAATGTTGTCAAGAACGTTCTCAGCTCTTCCAACAGTTAAGTCAACTTCCCTGACTAATACTCCTGGAGATAATTGAGGAGTAGCCATGTTTTCTCTCTCCTATGGGTCTCAGTTTAACTATTAATATTTAGAAATTTGACTGTTTTGAGAGGGTAAACACGACGTAAATCACCAATCTGGGTATTCCCACCGAGACTTTGGACATTTATCCTTCTTTCTTTCTTTAACACCTTCAATAAAACACTCTTTACAGATGTATGAATATGACGATGGAACTGGTCCTCTATCTTTCCTTGTTCTATAGAAACCATCCACAAGGTTCTTAACTTCACCACAACTCTTACACTTTCTATCAGTCAGAAAGAGGTGATTGAGTTCTAGTTGCTCGTCAAGGTTCATTAGTAATTAGACCAAAGTGTCCATCCACCACCACTAGTACCATACTCATCATATGGACTTGCTGTAGACCACCTGTCACCTTCTGTATCCACGAAAGTACCATCATCCATACCATCATTCATAAAACCAAATGGTGCCATGTCTTGTTCAATCTGGTTCTTCTGTTCTTCATATAATCTCTTTCTAACATCCTGGTCAGTCAACTCTTTAAAGTAGTCTTGGGCAACCAACCAGGCATAGATGACCAGACACATAGCAAGGTCGTCATTACAACCTTCTTCTGCCTCAAATGAATTTCCCTTAGAGATAAATGTTGTCAGTTCTGAAATAATCTCATAATCATTGAATATGAGTTTATCCTCCTCAATCATTGTCTTGAGGTTAAGTGCACCAATCTTCTTGACAGTCTTTGACATCTTGACACCAAGTTGTGTCTTTGTTCCAGAGAAACCTTGACCAACAACCTGACCTGCTCTACCTCTCATTGCACACATGAGTAGGTTCTGATATTCTAAGTCATATTGTAGAATTGATGCAATCTGGTCTCCGATATCATTGACCTCACAGAGAATGAATGCATTGTTATATGACTTTGCAATCTCCCAAATAATGTTGGGAAACAACATCGGTTTGATAGTATTATTACGATACTTTGCTACTATCCTATGAGGAAAAGTTGTGATATCAGCGACGACAAATGCAGAGTAGTCTTCTCCAACACCTCTAGCGACATCAACAGTAACCACGTAGTCGTGGTCGGACTTTGGTTCTTCATGAACATCTAATCCAGCACTCTGTTTGATTGGGTTATCGTATACAAGACTTTTCAGTTTACTGGGTGCAATCAGTGTATCGACAGAACCAAGGAACTCACACTCAAACTCGATTTTGAACTGTTGTTCAGACGTGTTCTTGATAGTCTGTTCTTTCCAGACCTCATCCCTACCAGGGACTTCAGACCAATGAACGTCTGTTGGTATATATTCATTCTTACCTTTTTCTGCATCATGCCACATACGGTAGAAATGATTCATACCGTGTGGGGTAGAGACGATGATTACCTTCGTTGATTTACCAGAAGTAATAGTAGGATAAACAGATGCAAAGAAGGCATCTGCAATATGGTTTGGAACGAACGCAAATTCGTCGAGGAAGAGAATGTTAAACGACATGCCTCGGACAGCACTTGCAGACGTAGAAGCAGCCAGTATCTTTGAGCCATTTTCTAATTCAATGTTACCTTTGTTCCATACAAGAATACCCTGTTGCATCCACTTAGGAAGATTCTCATATGCTGTTGCTAGTCTACCTAACAATTCACGAGCTGTCGTGGCTTTGTTTGCTAGGATACCAATATTAACACTATCGTTGAAAATAGCATAATGTAAAAGATAAGATACACAAGTAGTGGACTTACCTGTCTGTCGTGGCATCTTACAGATGTTAAATCTGTTATTGTGGAAGTTGTTGATAAGCTTTTCTTGGAATTCATAAGTCTTAAATGGTTGAAGACCATGGTCCAAGGTCACAATCTGTACATAGTTTTGTGCAAAGTAAACAGGGTCTTCTTTACACTTAATGTATTCCTCAATCTGTTCTTTAGTGAACTCAATAGGGGTATTCGCCTTCTTAAGAAGAGGATTACCCAAATAAACATCATTACTCATAAAAAATTACCTACTAATTTCTTCCCAGTCCACTGAAGCATAAACTTCTTCACTACTTGATATTGGAGATGCTGCAATAACAAGTGTAAGTTCGTAAGGAGTTCCAGTGAAACCATTTCTTTCTAACTGGAACTT